GACTGAGCAAACCAGTTGATAAGCATCTGCTCAGCGATATCAGTATCCCAATCGTCGCCAGTCTCAGGCTTCCATGCGAGCATGCCGAAGTGGTAGTCGGAGATTGTGTAGACGTTTAGAAGTCGTTCGTTCTTCGCGACTGGCGGAACTACAGCGCGTACTGCCGGGATTTCTTCCTTGAGCGCATCAACCGTCTCCATGAGCATTTGAAGGCGGCGCTCATCATCGCTAGAGCTTTTAACCCACTGCCCAGCTAGTTCGCCGTCTCGGTTGTAGTAAGAGCTGACTCCTTTCACCTTGAAGCCATCCGGAACCTGGCGGCGCATATCGTGCTCAGGGCTATACCCAGACACAGCAAGCCTAGCCTTCCACCGCCGCATAGTCCGCTCATTGATTCCCAGCTCTGTAGCCATCTCCTGATTCGTGGAGAACATGCCCATCACTTTCTTGACGCGTTGTTCGTTGTACTGCTGCATACATTCCCCTTCACTTGATTTCACGATTTCAACATCCCGCTGAAATCCATTATGCAATGAAAAGGCCCTGTGTCGGGCCTTGATTGAATTTTTGTTGCGTTGTGTTGTATTTGGTTATTTGGATGGGCTTGGCGGACGGCGAAACAAGGATTTAGTCCAGTCGTCCTGATGACTGATGATGTTGTGCGCACCTGTCCATCGGGCCTGAGTTTCTTTATTGTTAAACCAGGTATTTGACGAGTGCTGATATGGCTCGTCCTGAAACCATGCCCAGTTTCCATTCTTATCCATCGCAAGAAAATTAGCCCATTCTGGTGGATTCAGGAAGGTATCGTCCCAATATCGCGCAGCTTCAACTGTGCTTTCAACCTGTCCACACTGCTCACTAGCTGCCTCAAGCTTCTCCAGCCGCTCAACCTCAGCCTGAGCATAGAAGCGGATCTTCTTTGCGTCACGCAGCATGTCACTGTGCGATGCCATGCCGTAGCGATAGCCTGCGCGGAAGATCTCGCCAATCTGTGCGTTCATGTTGCGATGGCTGATCAGATCCTGAAGCTGTGTAGCGCCTTCAGGGAGTACGTAATAGTCTGCTGTTGAACCGTCGCTCTTGCTCATTCCCCATCCTCCATATCATCAAGACTAATACCGCATTCTTCCTCTGCTAATCGCATCAGGGCTCGCTCTTCACGAACCCCGAACACTCCGCGCTCTAACCGATTTAGGCTAACACCGCTGCGAGTGGCAATCAGGCTAAGCGACCAACCCCGCGCAATCATTTCCTGGATAACCTCATGCATGCAGTTCTTCCTTGTGTGTTACGTCTAGTGGGTCAGCTTCTGGTTTGATTGGTAGAAGGTGACTAGGCAAGGCAAATGAATAATTGTTATCGACAATAGTGCCGTCCATGAATAAGGACTTAAGTCCTTTTGCCTCAATCATCCAACACGGCTTGGATCCGCCAAACGTCATGCCGTTGAATGTCTCATCAGTCTGAACCAATTTAACTAGCTCAACAATCATTCCGATGTTCGCTGGATTGCGATTGCATCCAGTAACCATCGCCAACATTCCAGCCTGCAACTCGCTCATACCCAAAGCCCCTGCGCAATCAGATTCTCGTGAACCTCGGCCAGATCGACCGAGAATTCGAGTTTAGTACAGAATGCGGCGCATGCGTTCCAGTACTCGTGGCGGGCGTTGGTGAGTGCTTCTTTAGTGGTGATGATTTGTGTTGGATGGGTAACGTCGGCGCTGATATAGGCCAATTGTGCCGCTTCGAGTGCTTCCCGTGCGGCTTTGACTGTGATGCTCATGATCTATTCCCCTCTATCTGCGCCCAAATGGCGCGTTCGATCTCATTTATATACTCGTTGCAGATTAAGTCAAGCGCTGAAGTGGAAATATTTTCGCCTATCTCATCCTGGCCGCTGTTGCAGGTCCACTCAAGCTCGCTGTAGCCGTTCTCGTATTCGGTTGCAGGGGTTTGCTGGGCGTACTCGATATCCACGTCTAGGATCAATCCATGCAAGTTGATAAGGGGCATCAGGAAGGGTTCTCCGGAGAACTGATAGCGGCAATCTCGGCAAGACATCCGCTCACGATATCCGCTATTGGCTGCTCACTCTCTCCGTCCGACGTAGCCTTAACCTCAGCCATTGCCTCAGCGAGAATATCCAACAACCTTGCATCCTTGCGCAGAGATTCGTTCTCGGCCTTGAGCGCATCGTAACGAGCCTTGATAGCGTCAGCTCGGTGCTTGCCTAGCTCTCCAGATTGAACGCTCTGTTGAACCCAATCAGTCTTGTCGCTCCATTCCTGATAGGCGACCTTGAAACTATTCAGCCTGCGGATTTTCTTGTGCAGACCAATTACATATTTGCGCAGATTCATACACCCCTCCAATAACTAATTTTCGTCTTAGGTCGCGGCAATATGTACACAAGGATTAGCCATGTCAAGGGGATCATAGGGATTCGCCTATATATGCGGCAGCCATAATGATAGATAGGCGCACCAGTTCGTTCGGATCATTTCGCTCGTAGCTGTGCGCATGGATCATATTTTCTGAATTGGCAAAACCTTGGTAGCTGGCGATTGAGCAATGCCCGAACTCAATGGTTATCCTCAGTGCGACGGCTAATCTGAACGCGTCACCGTCATCTCGTATTGGCTCCCACCGCCTAAGAATAGCCCCATCCTTAGCCAGATAGTTAGCGCCACTCGGATCAGTCCAGAGGTCGTGCTCGATGGCTCTGGCTGCGTTTTTTAGGGTTGTTGGGGTGATCATTTGATTGGCTCCGTGGTGTATGTCGCATCGCACGAGTTGCATTTATAGCGATTAGGCTGATCCTTAAATGGTCGAGTGAACACGTTGCAACCACAATCACAGTAGAAATGTTTTCCCTTGATCGTGAGCATGTGATTCTCTGGCTTCTCTTTCATCTGTACACCATCCAAATTTTCCGCAAAAAGAAAGGCTCACATTAGGAGCCTTTTGGTGGTTTTGCAAGGGTTATTTTCTTACCTCAAAACGACATCTCTACCTGATCGCTTTTTACCCATAACGCCGAACTGTTATGACTCTCTATCCTGCTAGCTATCACCTCAGCTCGTTGCCCAGCAGTCGGTGGCGGATAAGATCCAAATCTTGCAATACTTCCCGCGTTGACTCCTGCGTTTGTAGAATCGGCACTAGATAACGGTAGGGCGCTGAATATCCTTGGATCAAGCATACGAAGACCGTGAAGCCTGCACATTGGGCGTCCTTCTTTATCGCAAACAGCATCCATGGCAAGAGATATCCGTTTCCACCAGGCATCAGTGCCAGGCGACTTCCATTGACCAGAGCTTCCGATAGCTACAACACTCCATTCTTCTGCAAGTCTGCGCAACCGTTCTATAGACTCATGAAGGTGCCACACAGGAGCGCCTCTCATTGATTTCGGCCACTTCTCTATCAGTTCGTCGTTATCATCTTCATCGCCGTCTATCACATCAGGTATAAGCGCCCAATCAAACCCAGGATGCCTATGCCATTTCTCCACCCAGTATAGGTAGCCCTTTACGTCAAGCTTGAACCCCTTTGTCCATGATGAGAATGCACCATTATCCAAGACGAACGACTGGCACACATCGGCCACTATCGGCATGCTTTGTTGATAGGCGAACGAAACCAAGGCGTGTCTGCCAGCAAGGAACTTGGCAGCCTCAAGCCCGTCTCCGCTTATTGGGGTTCCGTGATAATGAATCATCTGACGCCCCAAACCTTATGAGCCTGGATCGAGCTGCGCCATCTTGGGTTCAGCATGGTGTACTCAATGGCGGCTAGCGTATTCTTTTGGATATCAGGGCCGTCTATTGGCTGCAATGAATACCTGATGGCAGGTATGTTCTGCACGTCTTTAGGTTCGATACCGGTAAGCGGGAACAGAAGCTTTACCTCGTCAGCCTTAATCAATGCTAATGGCAGTCGCTTTGGGCTAAGCGTGACCCAGCACTTATCAGCGCCAGCAAGAGGAACGCTACCGTTCGTTTCGACCGCTATCTCTGCCCCATATGCGATCAACAAATCAATCAACGACTCGGTGATCTGTAGAGCTGGCTCGCCTCCAGTTAGCACGATGAATGGCGCTACAGACCAATTCACCCACTGACTAAGGATTGCCGCCACTAACTCGGCCTCGCTATAGCGCTTACCGCCAACAAAATCAGTGTCGCAGAACGGGCAGGCTGACTTAGCCTTATCCTCTTGACGACCAGACCACATGTTGCAGCCAGAGAACCGGACAAAAACAGCAGGGCGTCCGATATGGAAGCCCTCGCCTTGAACTGTATAAAATATTTCCTTGACGGAGAAAGTCTTAGGCGATCTCATTTTTCATCCCTTGCAGTGTGAGCACGTTGTATGTACCAAATCACAATAGCAGGAAGAAAGCGTAGGGGAAATCTCTTTTTTTGCCTTCTCAGTCCTACGAGAGATTATTAGTACTCCTTGATGAGTGCCTGTTAATTTCTGCTCGCCACCAAACCGAAGAAATAAATCATCGGCGATCTGCTCTTGCATCCCCTTTTTGATAAGTGCGGTGGCTGTTTTGATATGCTCAACCATGATCGTTTCTTGAGCTTTGATCTTGAGGCTGTAAATAATCTTTTCACCATCAGATGGGCACGTAGCTACGAAGGTGTGGTTGTAGGTATTCGTTCTGATCATTTCAAGATCTCCCGCGCCAACCGCTGAATATCGGACCACAATTGCGATGAAGGAGAATCGTCGTATTGACCAAGCATCTTAGCTAACCGAATGCCAGCGGGTTTGTGGGTGGCTTCTTGAGGCTTTGGCGGTTCGTGCCTGATTACGGTAGCCAACTCCAACTGCAATTCGCTCATTTCTTCTGCTCCATGATTTGTTTGGCGCGATAAAGTAGTGCTTCTGCTTCATGCTTGCCGTCAACCCAGTACTTGTTCTCTGGATCGCCTTCGTGAATCTCGTCTTCGTCTACGTACCACTGCAACAACTGCACTAGCTCATCAATCAGACACAGATAAAGCGCCGTCGTCTCCTGGCAGCGGGTGAAGGTGTCGAGGCGTAGGTCTATAGCTACAGCCGCCTCAAGATGGTATTCGCTTGCAGGATCAGTCGGCATGTATTCGCAAAAGCCATCATGCCAATACACACCCTCAGGCACCGGCCAAATTTCCTCAAACCTCTCTCGAATCGTCTTCATTTCCCACTCCGATCCCATATATTGGGATTTGTAGAATTATTGGTCAAGAATTTGACGCTAGTGCCTTATCGATGGCTTTCTTGGCGCGATTGGTAAAATCGCTGCCGTACGTATCACGGACAAGAACATCGCCAATAATAAATACTTCCTGAATTACCTCAAGCAAATCAGAGTGCTCAGATTTCAATGCGTCGTAATGAACCCTTTCAACTACGTCCGCACGTCGACTGTATTCACCATCAGGAACAGAAACTCGGAATATTTGAAACGGCTCGCTAACTTTTTTCATCATCTATCCCTCAGTAAAAGTCCACAAACAACTCGCCCTTCTTCCCCATCTCGCAGTCACACTCAAGCTGAGAGATCAGCACGCCGACAATAGGCTTATGGTCATCAAACCCTGTGCCTAGCTTTAGTTCGCCGCCGTGAGTGTCGTAGGCGGCTAGGAGGATGGTGAGTAGGTCGGTTAGGGTCATTTTGTATCCTTAGCGCAGTTCATGCAGGCAGAGTATCCGATGTTAACCCGCCGCTTCAAGCAGCATTGGCACCATTCCTTATCGCCAACCCTTGCTTGCAGTTGTACTGGCGTCAGCTTTACGTTGAAATTCTGCTTTCTGTGCGTGATCTTGTTGTGCTTTGGCTTGTGAAGCTGGATAAGCCGGTATTCCTCGTCAAGCATTTCTTGCGCGGTGGTGAATTGCGCAATCACCGTGAACTTGAATGGCTTGC